TTTACATGCGAAGATGGATTGACGATGTATTCGTCTATGGTGACCATCTTGACTAATTCCAAGAACAATGGACACTGGGAGTTCCCAGTAGATATGAGTCCTGCGAGTATGCAGGGCTTTATCTATCTCATCATCAACAAGCTGACCACACGGTCATACATTGGTAAGAAACGATACTTCTCTGTAACTACTCTCCCACCACTAAAGGGAAAGAAGAGAAAGAGAAAGAAGTGGACTGAGATGAAATGGAGAGAGTACACTGGCTCATCTGTTGAATTGAATGAAGATATTGATAAGCTTGGTAAGGATAAGTTCACCTTCTTGGTTCTGCAGGAATGCAAGACTCAAGCAGAGCTTACCTACTCTGAGACTAATCTTCAACACACAGTCAACTGCCTCACCGACGTTCTGCCTGATGGTACTAGAAAGTACTATAATAAGGCCATCGGTGCTATCAAATTTCTACCACCAACAATTGTGTCGAAGCTAACAAGGGACAGACTGCGTAAAGCAGCCTACAATCTACCCAAGTCTACGTGTCCACACTGTAGTTATACATGCGATGTAGCTAACGCTGCTCACTGGCATGGTGACAACTGTAAGGATAAGCCATAATGAAGAACCCAACCATTGACAATCCTAGATTGCTTCGTGGTCGTCATTTCTGTGACGGATGCGGTTCAAGTGATTCATTAGGCTACTACGAAGATCATTACACTTGCTTTGCACTGTGTAAGAAGACTTGGTTCTACGAGGATACTGAAAGAAATATGAATCAACACGTTGAAGAAATTAACTTTGAAGACATCATCGAAACCTTAGATCAAATCTCTGGACTGCCAATGCGTGGTGTTCGAGAACGTAACCTAACAAGGGATGTCATGGAGTTCTACGGAGTTCACTCAGAGGTGAATGAAGATGGGACATTTGGTACAAGGTACTATCCATGGCACGTTGATGGTAAACTAGTCGCTTACAAAGGGAGAACTTTGGATAAGAAGTACTTCATGAAGGGTGACACACAATGTATGAGGAGAGATGGCTGTGAGCTATTTGGACAACACTTGTTCTCCGGTGGTGGCAGAATGCTCATCATCACAGAAGGAATGGACGATGCGATTGCCATTCAAAGAGCGTATGCTGAGAAGTATAAAGGAAAGAGATATCCTGTCGTTTCCCTTTTCAACTCTAATGGAGAAGCGCAGGTAATCAACAACCTGACATGGGTTAACTCATTCGAACAGGTAATACTATGGCCTGATAAGGATGATGCTGGTGAAGCGGTGATGAATAATATCGCTAAACTATGTGATCCCGGTACAGTAAAGATTGTTGACTCAGGTGATAACAAGGACGCTAATGACGTATTGATTAATGAGGGAATCAACGCTCTTACTAATCTTATATGGAATGCAGTAGCCTACTCACCAGCTGGCTTCGTGAAAGGTAAAGAGATTTGGGATAGGTTTAAGGACAGGAAGAACGTAGCAGTTCTCCCATATCCTGACTGTATCTCAGGACTCAATAAGAAACTCAAGGGTATGAGAAAAGGAGAGATCGCTCTCTTCGTGTCTGGTACAGGTCTTGGGAAGACTACGATTACTAAAGAGATTATGATGAAGATTATAGCAACTCCAGATGAGAAGCTAGGAATCATTTCATTGGAAGAAGATGTTGGAGAAACAGCACAGAAGTTTATCGAGATGAAACTTGGTAAAGATGTGATGGACGAAGACAATCCTGTTCCAGAGGAAGAACAATATCAAGCATACAAAGACCTCTTTGGTGACGGTAACGTAATCATTCTAGACCACCAAGGCTCCGTAGGTGACGAGTCTCTTATCTCTAAGATGAGAGCGCTGTGTGCTATGGGCTGTGGCTACATCGTATTGGATCACATCACCATCGCAGTTAGTGAAGGTAATGAAGGGTTCTCAGGGAATGAAGCCATTGATAAGATGATGAGTGACTTGTTGAAGCTGGTTAAAGGCTTTCCAGTATGGTTGGGAGTAATCTCACACCTGAGGAAAGTTGGATCAGGGAACAAGCCATTTGAAGAAGGTAACATGCCTTCACTGGACGACATTAAGGGTTCAGGTTCTATCAAGCAGATCTCTTTCGACATTATCTCATTCAGTAGAAATACGATTGCAGAGAATGAGAGAGAGAAGAATACTATCCGAATGAGGATATTGAAAGCCAGATTCACAGGATTGACAGGAGACTGTGGTTCTGCATTCTATAACCACAAGACTAAACGATTGGAGTACATTCCTTGGAACTCAACTGAGAGTGCTGACGATATGTTTAAAGACATGGGGAAGGAGCCTGACTTCAAGAAAGATATAGGACTATAGAAATTTGAAAGATATCGAAGAATATTTACAGAAGAAGATAGACTCATTAAGCGTTAGCGGCATTGGAGGAAACTCTGGTGCCGTTATGCTGAAGTTTGACAAGTCTGATAATACTCTAGAGTTCTATATTAGTATTGCTATGCTGACAGTGCTTAAAAGCATTAGAAGCGACACTACTAGAGTTGAAGCAAAGCTTACTTCAGCTTCCACCAAGATAGGGAAAGCTATCCTTATAGAGATGGAAGGGAATCAAGACTATACATTCACACGCACTATAGCCGTGGGTGACATAATGTTAGAAGCTCTATTCCAAAGGAACTACATAGAGATATACAGAGACTCATCCTACAGTAAAGATAGTAATAGAGCACCCTACGTTCTAACTATCACGGAGAAGTGGGAAGCTATCAACGCTGATGAGCTACTACCAACCAAAGAGTTTCTCAATGGAACTCTGTTCACACAGCCACCACCTGTAAAGCGCTCTCAATTAAAGCGTACAGATATCTCCAAAGAAGATTGGAAGGTGGTGAAAGAGTCTCAACATATAGAGGCTGTAGGTAAGCTGCAGAATATAGCATTCAAAATCAATAAGAGAGTGTATGACACTGTAGCTGCAAACAAGAATCTATTCATAGCAGAAGAACTTCCAAAGGTTCCATCTAAAGGTAATAAGCGTGTGATGAACAAAGCTTATCACGAGATGAGGATGGCAAAGAATGGGAAGAAGGATGCGGAGCTTATCAAGAAACTCTCCGCAGATTATGCGAAGAAAGCGATAGAGTGGAATAAGAAGCTGGTGGCATTGAAGGCGAGGTCGATGAAAGTCTCGTTTGATATCATGCTTAAGAAAGCACAGCTACTGAGAGATGAAGAGTTATTCTACCAGACTATGGAAGTAGATTACAGAGGTAGATTCTATTATGATGAATCCTTTCTAAACTTCCAAGGGAAGGATGAAGCACGATCTATGTTCATGTTCGAACGCGGAGTACTTATGAATGATGCTGGTAGAAGATCACTAGCAATTCATACTGCAGCATCCTACAATAAGTCTTACGAGATTGATGAGCTACCTTCATACTTCGAACAGGACTATAAGAAGTTCTTGAAGAGTGAGGGACTGACATCTATATCTGTTGACAAGCTTACCCTCAACGACAGAGCAGCTTGGACAGAGAATAATATAGACCTTATACTTGGATACGCTAAGAATAACACTATCCTTATGGAAGCTGAGAAGCCTTGTGCATTCCTTTCATGTTGCTATGAGTGGGAAGAGTATCTACTTGATCCTGCAACACATGTAACATATCTACCAATTCAAATTGATGGGAGTAATAACGGATGGCAACATCTAGGCGCAATGTCGAAAGATTCTATGACAGGGAGACTGGTGGGTTTAATACCTTCCCTTATCCAAAAGGACTTCTACGTTCAGACAGCGAAATCATTGATAGTGTTATTGCCAGACTGGTTCCAGAAGAAGAAGATGCCAATGAAGCATATTCGAAAGGGGATTTCAAAGCGTGGGAGTATGACGAGAGCGTATTCAGCCGGTGAGAATACCATGTCTAACAATATGTACGAAGACTGCTACCAAGAAGATTACACAGAGAAATATGGTATAACCGTAAAGGACTGTAATACTCTAGCCCACAACCTTATCATAGCTATCAACCAAGTATGTCCCGGTCCATTGAAGACAATGGCGTTCTTACAGAAGCTTGCAATGTTTGAAATAGGGACTTGGAAGATGTATAAGGATGATCATCTGGCACATGACGAGTACAAGAGGTTGAAGAAAAGAAAGAGAGAGATCATAGGGATCAAAGATAGATCAAAGAAGGAACTGGAAGAGTTGAACTCTATCGTTAATCAACAGAAGCTGTTTGAATCACGCTTGGTTGAAGGTAACGGTAAGGATCACCTTGAATGGACAACTCCATCAGGCTTCCATGTTATCTACAAAGTCTTTATACAATACTCGACTTCAGCTAAAGGTACTATAAAAGGTATCGGTAGGATTAATCATAGAGGGTTAGTCAACACAAAGATTCCAGACGTGAGAGGATACATGTCAGGTATCTCTCCAAACTTTACACACTCAATGGATGCTACTCACCTAGCCATCACAGTATGTAATTGGGAACATGACTTTGCTGCAGTCCATGACGCT